CCCGCCGTTAGGCGGTGTGGTCGTTTTTAGAAAAATGAATATAGGGATATAGGGTGCGGTGTCGGGCGGTGTTCCTGCTCCCTGCGGTCGCCCTTGTCGGCGGTAACTGTAACAATGGCGAGAACTGCGGTGCGGATTACTTGAATTTGAACAATTCTGCGGGCAATGCGAACTGGAACATCGGTGCGTCCAATTTCTTCTCATATCGGAGCGTTTAATCAAATGCAGCCTATATCCCACGCCACAAGGCGAAAATCATTCCGGATATAGGGTCGGTTGAGTAAGCATCCGCACAAAAACCGATAGGAGATAAGAAAATACTATATGAGAAGTTACAACAACCTATATGAACCAATGTTACAAGACGACTACATAAAACAGTGTTTTATAAATGCATCCAAAAAGAAAAAGAACAGGAATGATGTGCGGGAGGTATTAGAGAACCTCGATGAACACACAGAACTCTTGAAAAAGATGTTGACAGAGGAGTTGTTCATTCCGGACTATCACAAACCGAGCATCATCAACGAGAGTAGCAGCAAGAAAACACGCCGTATATTGAAACCGCATTACAAATATGAGCAGGTTATTCATCATTGTGCGATAGGTCAGTTCAAACCGATTGTGATGAATGGATTGTATGAATTTTCATGCGGGAGCATTCCGGACAGGGGTGTTCATTACGGAAAGAAGTACATGAGAAAATGGCTTGATTCCTACGACGGAAAGAAATTCTTTGTTCTCAAGATGGATGTTCACCATTTCTTTGAATCCATAAACCGGAGAATCCTCAAAAGGAAACTCAAAGAGGTAATTCGAGATAAACGGTTTTATAGATTACTCTGCATACTGATTGAACATGACAAAATAGCACTCGTTGCAAAGATTTTGACGGATGCAGGTGTTGAGATAGATGCAGAGCAGACGAAAACGCTTGTCGGATGCATAGCATTTGACGACATCTCCGGAGCGTTGGAGATATTGCAGGAAATCGGCATCACAGGAGCGATGTTTGATGAACTGAAAGAAATTATTGAGGAGATGCGAAAAGGCGTTCCGTTGGGATATTTCACATCACAATGGTTCGGCAATTTTTACTTGAAAGCACTCGACCATTACATCAAGGAGGAACTCCATGCAGAGCATTACATGCGATATATGGACGACATGGTGATACTGGGAAAGAGCAAAAAGAAACTGCACAAAATACATGCAGCAATCGAAACATATCTGAATGACAATCTCGACCTTGAAATAAAAGGCGATTGGCAGGTGTTTAGATTTGAATATCCGGTATTTGATAAAGGCGGGAATCCGGTACTCGATAAAGACGGAAAGCAGGTCACAAAGGGTCGTATGCTTGATTTTATGGGATTTCAATTTCACCATGACCGGACAACCATCCGGAAATCAAACATTGAGGCTGCGAGACGTAAGGCAAACCATATCTCAAAGCAGGATAAAATCTCATGGTATAACGCATCGGTGATGTTGTCATATATGGGATTGTTCAAACACACGGACACATACAACTATTACATTGATTACATCAAACCAAAAATCAACGTCAAGAAACTCAAGAGGATAGTTTCAAAGCATAGCAGAAAGGAGAATGAACATGACAGACTGGAAAAAGGTGACAGGAACACAGCCGGACAAGCCGGAGGAGGTCGACAGGACATCGTCGCCGTCAACGGTTTACCTGCGTAAGAACATCGAACAGGTGACAAGAGAGGTTGAGGGCAGCGACGGAAAGATGCAGACAGTGACCGAATGGCAGTACGACGAGAAAGAAATGACAGTCAAGGAATATGAGAACATGGCACTCATGAAGTCAGTCGTTGAGGAGAACACATCCGGAATCGTCGAATCAGTGACACAGTTTCAGAAAGATGCGGTCATTGACGAATACACACAGCAGTTGATTGAGGAGGGGTTGATTTAGTATGAAAATGCTTGTTGAAAGTCTCAAAAGAATGTACAAAAAAGGCACTCTCACAAAGGAACAGATTTCCGAGCGTGTCGCAAAGGGCAGTATTTCAGCGGATGAATATGAATATATCACAGGAGAAAAATTCTCCGGCGGTGATACAGAATGAGTCCGCTTGAAATAATATCACGATTGTGCGATGTGACGGAAAATCTATCGGCAATCGTGAAAAAACAGCAAACAATCATTGAACAGTCGAAAATCGAGGAGGCGGTCAGAGCGGAACTCCGGCAAGAGGTAGAGGAGACAGACAGGGAGATGGATGTTCTCGAATATCACATGCGGAAATACTGCGACACCGACGACATCGAGGCGACAGAGTTCGGAAAGGAGAACGCCGTTGACGATTGAGGTTTCCTTGCTAATCTCCGGAGTGTCGGTTGCATTCGCAATCTTTTTCGGAATCTGCTCAAAGCAGAGGAACGACAAAAAAGACACACAGGAAGAAACGGAGAGACGAGCAGAAAATGACACAATGGTGGTTGTGAAACTTGAGAACATCGCAGACGACATCAAGGACATCAAACGGGAATCAAGAGAGAACCGTGAGGAGATGAAACAGTTGAGAGAGCGTGTTGTCATTGTGGAACAGTCACTCAAGAGCTATCACAAGAGACTGGACGGAGAACAGCATTCCGACCGATAACAGGAGGGCAGGAAACGGGCAAGAATCAACCTCACAGAAAAGAGGCAATACATGAGAATGACAGAACAGGAACGACGCATCAGAATCCGGCATCTGAAAAGAATGCATCGGATAAGAGAGCGAAAAGAGAGACATGACAAAAAGGTGTCCGGTCTGTTCATGAAACGTGTTGTATTCACTTTGATTCTTGCAGCATTTATCTTTACAGTCGTGATGATATTTGTGTTTTTGCGGATGGGTTCAGAACCGTCGACACTGATTGAGAATGTATTCAGATTTCTTTCGGTTGAGGGCGGTGCAATGGCACTCATTAAGTCCGTGAAAACGGTCAAGGGAACAAAGTCAAACGGAGAAATACAACACAATGACGAACCGGAACAGGATGACGAGGAGGTACAAGGATGAAATACATCGTCGAGAATTGGTTTGTGATTGTGGGTCTGATTGCGGTATGTGCAGCGGGAGGATATGCAGTATATGTTTTCGTGAAAATGCCGTCAGACAAACAGTTGAACAAAGTGAGAGAATGGCTGCTCTATGCAGTCACAAAGGCAGAAAAGGAACTGGGAGGCGGTACAGGTCAAATCAAACTGCGATATGTATATGATATGTTCGTCGCACGGTTCACATGGCTTGCGAGAGTGATTTCGTTCGAGGCTTTTTCGATGATGGTCGACGAGGCACTTGAGAGAATGAAAAAGATGCTTGAGAGCAACAAGGCGATGCAGACGCTTGTGAGCGGTGAGGCAGGTGAGACGGTTGAAAAGGATATGTGATTTCGTAACCGGAAACATGCAAACAATCATGTTGATATATGCAATCGTTGCGGTCATCGTGTGGGTGGCTGTCAATTTGTTCTTTTGGAAAATCTCTCTCGATTTAGAGAAAGAGGTTCGAGAAGAAATGAGAGACTATAAGGATTGTGATTTCAACAATACAGACGAGGCAAAATTCGGGAAATACATTACAAGGTTGACCGGATTCATTATTTCAATACCCGCTGCGTTGATGTGGTGGGGTACGCCTCTAATCGTCGGAGGCTTGATGCTATACGACAAGATACAAGAAAAGAATCCGGAATTATGCGGATTCACAGCAGAAGAATTTGACAAGGAGGAAAACAAATGATTTCAAATTGCGGACATGATGAAAATAACAGATACAGAGGAGGAAAAGCAGGAGACCAGACAGGTACAGAGTGGAGGGTTATAAATTGGTATAACAGACCGTGGAAATGTGTTCTCCGTCATCCGAATGCGGATGTGAGAGCGATGATTGCAAGCATGGCAAAGGCAGCAGCAAACAACAACCTCATAGGATATGACCAGTCACAGAGGGGTACATTTTGGACGAACCTTGCAGATTCCAACTACGACCCTGCACAGATTACAGTCGCATGTGAGGCAGACTGTTCATCCGGTGTCGCTGCAATCGTAAAGGGAGCAGGTTACAGACTGGGAATTGACGCACTGAAAAAGGTGAGTACGGCTTGTTATACTGAAAACCTGCGGGCAGCACTCAAGGCAGCAGGATTCGAGGTGCTGACAGAAAGCAAATATCTGACATCGGATGCATATTTATTTGCGGGAGACATTCTCCTCAACGACAACGCTCACGTTGCGACAAATCTGACAACAGGTTCAAAAGCGTCCGGAACATCAGCACCGAGCAAAAGCATCAATGAAGTAGCGAAAGAGGTCATCAACGGAAAGTGGGGAAACGGTAGCGACAGAACAAACCGCCTCGCAGCAGCAGGATATGACGCAAAGGCAGTTCAGAACGAAGTCAACAGAATTTTGAAAGGGAATGCAACGACACCGAGCAAAAGCATCAATGAAGTAGCGAAAGAGGTCATCAACGGAAAGTGGGGAAACGGTAGCGACAGAACAAACCGCCTCGCAGCAGCGGGATATGATGCAAAGGCAGTTCAGAACGAAGTCAATAGAATTTTGAGATAGCAGGAGGAATAAACATGTTATACTATTTAGGCAAAGGAACAGAGTTCAAGAAAGAGGACTGCAAAGAGTACAAGAAACTTGATGCAGCATTAAGGGCAGCAGCAAAGGACGAGAGCCTCGTTGTTTGGGATGAAACCGGAAAGGTCATCGGTTCGCTCACGGATGATGTTCCGGAGGGAGCGTTGCAGACAAATCCGGACGGCAGTGTCAACACATACGATGCGGACGGAAACAAGACCGGAACAGTAGACGCAGAGACACTCAAGGAAATGACAACGGTCAATGACGATGTGAGCGAACTTGCAACCGGAGACAATGAGCAGGAAACATCGCAGAAGAACGCAGAGGACGACGAGAACGCCTCAAATGAGGATAAGGCGACAAATCCACCGACCGAACAGGAAAACGGCGAAAATGGGGCGAATACAGAGCCGGACAAGGCGACAGAGGAGCAGCAGGAGGACAAGGTCATCATTCCGCAGGGCAAAATGAGGGTGACAGTCATTTGTGACGGTTCACTCAATATCAGACGTTCGGCAGAATGGGGCAATGACAACATCTGCGGTCGTGCTATCAGAGGACAGTCATATTATGTGAAAGAGATTCATGTTGTCGACGGAAAGAAGATGGTCAGAACAATCGGCGACCTTTACCTCTCCGGAGAATCCGAGCATGTACAGTTCGAGCAGTTGTGATATAATAAAGCAACGGGAAAACGCTTGAGAGAATATGCGTAAAAGACGGGTAACTGACAAACGGTCAAAAAATGCCGTAAAATAGGCGTTTGGAGTTCTCAAAGAGATAATTTTTCGGAAAAGAGAATATCAAGAGTATATTACACCTCAGAACTTCGGTTCTGGGGTGTTTTTTTGTGTGAACTATGATAAAATAAATATTATAATAAACAGAAAACAAGTATAAGAGATAATATATTTTAATATTAATCAAAACAGAGGGAGTGATTATATGACAACTGTAAGCACCAAAAGTGGTAGAATTATAAAAGTTGTATCCAGAGAAGAAGAGAAGAGTACATTGACAGAATCGGATAATGAAATGGACGAAAGGGCAGTTGAAGCTGTTAAGGCAGCAATAAATAAAGCGAAAATATGTAAAAAACCTATAGCCGGTTATGATAATGAAAAGAAACAGGCTTATGTAGAGTATGCAAATGGAGAAAGAAAATATATAAATATAGAAAACCTTTGATTCCTGTATTAGCGGGTTCAAATGGCTTGTAAAAATACACATATTGTGATAACGTAAGGGCGTATGAATGTCAGCGATTTTTGAAGACAGGCATTACAAATAATGAAATAAGAGGCAGCAAAATGGATTTTGAAAGCAGAAGACAAAGAATTTTAGACAAGATGGAGGACAATTCTATAGCAATATTGTACTCAGGCATCGAGCACCATGTGAGCGCAGATGAGTATGATTTATTTACAGCACAGGCTAACCGCAATTTCTTCTATCTGACCGGACTTAGACGTGACAACATGGTCCTTGTCCTGGATAAATGTGTAGAGCCTGCTAAGACAATGCTCTTCATAGAGGAGGCAGACCCTACGATGGAGCGCTGGTACGGCAGAAAGGTGACTATGGAGGAAGCCGAGGAAATATCAGGAATTGACGAAGTAGAATATATTTATGAGCTTGAGAGCACACTGGACAGGATAATGACGCGCGAGGATGTATACACAGCATATTTTGACACGTATCGTCATCAGAAAGCGGATTTGCCGGATTATAATGTGGTAAAAGCCAATGAATTTAAGACAGACTATCCGGGAGTTGCAGTGAAGAATCTTTTCCCGCTTGTGGCAGAGGAGCGTATGCAGAAGGATGAGGATGAGATTGAGCTGACCAAAAAGGCAATCGCACTCACAAAGGACGGACTCTGCAATGTGATGGCCAATTTAAAGCCGGGCATGAAGGAATATCAGGCACAGGCAGATTTTGAATATATCATAAGACGTGGCGGTGCAGAGTGGACAGCGTTCCCTACAATAGCCGGAAGCGGAATGAATGGAACAATGCTTCACTATGACACAAATCGTGAGACGATGGAGGATGGAACACTGGTTCTTCTTGACCTTGGAGCCAGAATAGATGGCTACAATTCGGATATTACGAGAACATATCCGGTAAATGGCAGGTTTACCGAGCGCCAGAAACAGGTATATGATATCGTGCTTGCTGCAAACCGCAAGATTGTCGAGGTTGCAAAGCCGGGAATGACTACAAAGGAATTAAATGAAGTATGTAAGGATGTGCTTGCAGACGGGCTTATGAAGCTTGGACTGATAAAGAATTCTGTAGAAATTTCGCAGTATTACATGCATGGCGTGTCACACCATCTAGGAATTGATGTGCATGACGTGACAGTTGACTCAAACAGCAGGCTTCGTCCGGGTGCAATCATCAGTGACGAGCCGGGACTGTATATAGATGAATGGGAAATCGGTATCAGGATTGAGGATGATGTGCTTATCACCGAGGACGGTGCAGTGTGTCTGTCGGAGGATATCATCAGAACCACGGAGGATATAGAGGCTTACATGGCTGAGCACAAAAAGAATTAACCGTGGTAAATGATAAATTTTGCGGTTTATAATATTTTTATGTGACATAATCTGATTTATGTATTATAGTAGTGCTAGTACATCGAATAATAAGTTTCTGATGCATTGTTATTTCTTATTCGGTGTACTAGTACAGCAGTTATTTTTTATTGCTGTATGGGTGCAACGAAAATAATTCGTTCGACAGATGAAAGGAGAACAACTATGGTAAAGAAGATTAATAGCAGTGAATTTGAACAGGTTAAAAATAATAAGGCTATCATTGTTGATTTTTCGGCAGAGTGGTGCGGTCCATGCAAGATGCTTGCGCCGGTAATGGAGCAGCTTTCTGATGAAATCACAGATGTGGAGTTTTACAATATTGATGTGGACGAGAATCCTGATCTGGCAAGAGAGTATCGTATAATGAATATTCCGGCAGTTATTGCAATCAAGGGCGGTCAGGTTGCCGGTCAGCAGATTGGTCTTGTGTCTAAGGATGATATGAAGGGATTTATAGAGGGTGTTTTCTAAGAAGTAGTATTCAAAGAAGGAACTTCTTAAGAAGCGAGAATACACCTGCAGTGAGCTTTTTTTAAGTATGCATGGTGTGATTCTTAACAGTTACGATGAATAGTGTAAACCGGGCAGGCTATTATGCCCGGTTTTACATTTTTTACATTTAAATTAGTTCTCTCGGAAGATTTTTCCAAAGATAAATCTAACAAGTGGTCCGGCTACAAAGAGCTGCCAGAAGAAGGCCATTGGAAAGTTTCTTACGACGAGCTCACAGAATGTCGCAAATATCTGTGAATTAAAACCACCATTGAAAAGGATGGTAGCGATAAAGCTCATCATAGGGCACATGAACCAGATTGAGAATACAGAAATTGCAAGGATTATAGCAATAGGTCTGTCCTTTCCCGGTGTGACGATTTTGAAAGCACATTTTTTGGCAAGTGGTCCGGCAATGAATGTATCGAGAATAAAACCGGCAACAATCATGATAGGAAATTCGCCTAATGCGGCCTTAAAAACAAAGTTCTTCATACCGCCTGTTTCAAGGGCAATATTGTAGCATATCATGGCATAAACCATGACAAGCACCATCATGATGGTAAAAACGGTTTCCTGTAATCTGTTCTTTGGCATTTTTCTTAAATCCTCCTGTTATGTAAAATAAATATAGCTGTAACGAGTAGTTACGATAGACTTTTGATAGCTACGATAATTGAAAAAGGCTTGAAGTGTATACAAGGCTTCATGCACGTAAAAGCGCAAAAAAAATAGACAGAGGGAAACTTTCGTCTCGCTCTGTCTAAGCTGCAACTACCATTAATTGTCGATAGTTTATCACAGATAGAATACAAAAATCAATAGGAAGTTGGTACTATAGAAAATATGATAATAAAAGATATCGAATTTAAATTAAAAGACGGCAGAACTGCTATTTTGCGAAGTGCAAATGAAAAGGATGCCAAAGCTCTTATAGAGTACATGAAAAAGTCAACCGGTGAAACGGATTTCTTACTGAGGACACCGGAAGAATGTGAGACACAGACCATCGAGCAGGAGATTGATTTCATAAATAGCTGCAATTTGTCGGATACACATACTCTGCTGGTTTGTGAAGCAGATGGAAAAATTGCCGGAAATTGCATGGTCTGGTGGAATAAACGCGCGAAAACCGGACACAGGGCAAATGTGGCAATTGGTTTGCTGAGCGAATTCTGGAATCAGGGGATCGGAACGAGAATGTTCCGGGAAATGATAAAAATAGCAGAAAGCAATCCGAATATATTGCAGATGGAATTGGATTTTATTGAGGGCAATAGCAGGGCGAGAGCACTTTATGAGAAGATGGGCTTTAGGATAACTGGCATCAAATTTAATTCTATCAGACAAAATGACGGAACCTTGTGCAATGAGTATTCAATGATAAGGGAAATTAGTAGATAAGCAAACTTTTTTATAAAAAGCCACAATATGTATTTTAGCGAGTACCAGAGAGTTTATACCTTGTAAACGTTTACTATTATGTTATACTGTAATCATTGCCGGGCATACTAATGTGTGAATGTGAACGGTAAACGGAGAAAGTAATAAGAACAGCAGGAGAATGATTTTATGCTGTATCATAAATAAAAATGAGGTGAAAATCGTGCTTAAAGCAGAAAATTTAACTTTAAACGTAGATGATGAGGGCGGAAAGAAATGCCTTCTGAATAATATATCATTTCAGGTAGAGGACGGAGAAATGCTTGTCATCACCGGACCAAACGGAGGTGGAAAATCCACTCTGGCAAAGACCTTGATAGGTATTCAGACACCTGACAGCGGAAAGATTATACTTGACGGACAGGATATCACAGAGCTTGACATCAATCACAGGGCAAATGCGGGAATAGGCTTTGCATTCCAGCAGCCACCGAGATTTAAGGGAATGACGGTCATGAAGCTGCTCAAGCTTGCAGCAAAGGAGGAGCTTTCAGACAAGGAGTGCTGTGACCTTCTCACCGCGGTAGGACTCTGCGCAAAGGATTACATTTACCGCCAGATTGACGGCACACTCTCAGGTGGAGAGATGAAGAGAATTGAGATTGCATCAGTGCTTGCCAAGGAGCATTCGCTTTGCATATTTGACGAGCCGGAGGCTGGAATCGATCTGTGGAGCTTTTCAATGCTCATACAGAAATTCGAGGAAATCCATACTGAGAAAAAGCAGAGCCTCATAGTGATTTCACATCAGGAGAAAATCATAAATATGGCAGACCGCATCATGATAATTGATGGCGGAGAAATCAAGAAAATCGGCACAAAGGACGAGGTGCTGCCTTATCTCAATGGTGTACAGAAATGTCACAAATGTGCAGAGAGACTGGAGGGAAGAGCATAATATGGTAAAGCTTGACAACGTAACAGAGGGCGTATTGGACGTCATAAATGATAATAAATTCAGTCAGACCGGTGCCTTTAATCTGCGTGAAAACGGCACATCAATCTGCCACGGAGACAGCGAGCACATCAAGATAAAGAAAAAGACGGACAAGCCCGGCATTGATATTTATATTGATGGAAAGACCGACGGAGAGGCTGTCTATATCCCAGTAGTACTCAGCAAATCAGGCATGACAGACCTTGTATACAATGATTTCTATGTGGAGGATGGTGCAGATGTAAGGATTGTGGCAGGCTGCGGAATCCACAACAGCGGCTGCAACGAGAGCAGACACGACGGCATCCATACCTTCCATGTAGGTAAAAATGCGAATGTCCGATATGAGGAAAAGCACTACGGCGAGGGAAACGGAACAGGTGCGAGAGTGCTCAACCCTGTAACAAATATATTTGTGGGTGAGAATTCTGTTTTCACTCTCGATACAGCACAGATAAAGGGTGTTGATTCTACAGTCCGTGAGACGAATGTAGAGCTTGGAAAGGACGCAAAGCTCTATGTCACAGAGCGTCTCATGACAGATGGAGAGCAGAAGGCGGAGTCGAACATCGAGGTACAGTTAAATGGAGAGGACAGCTCTGCGCAGATTGTTTCCAGATCCGTAGGAAAAGGAAACTCAGTCCAGACCTTCCATCCGAATGCTATCGGCAACAGCAAATGCCAGGCTCATATCCAGTGTGATTCTATCATCATGGATCATGCAGAGGTCGGTTCAATCCCTGAAATCAGGGCAAAAAATATTGATGCAGCTATCATCCATGAGGCAGCAATCGGCAGGATAAACGACGAGCAGCTTCTCAAGCTCCGTACACTCGGACTTACAGAGGAAGAGGCAGAGGAAGTCATCATACAGAATTTCTTAAATTAAATCATGTGTAAATAGAATCCCGGAGTGTGATATTGATATGCTATCAAAGCATACAATACGCTCCGGGGTTTATATTATGCGAATTATCATTAACTTGCAATCTTGACATAAACAGTAAACAACAGTAAAATAAAATCAAAACAGTAAACAACAGTAAAAGACAGTAAAACAAATTCGAAACAGTAAACAACAGTAAAAATTGGAGGCTGATATGCAAAATCCATTCACGCTTACATTTGGAAGAAGTCCACTGGAGTCGGTAGACCGTCCGGTACAGATTAATGAGATAATTGAGAATTTTACAGCGGATACAATAAATCAGCAGATGTTTATAATTACCGGTGTGCGAGGCTCGGGAAAAACAGTAATGATGACAGAAATTTCGCATAAGCTAAGAGAAAATGATGACTGGGTGGTTATAGAACTCAATCCGGCAACGGACCTGTTGTCTGCAATGCTTTCAAAATTGAATAGTGATAATATATGTGCGGGACTTATAAAATCGGCAAAGCTCGATCTATCATTTTTCGGTTTTGGAGTATCTATAGAGGGGACACAGCCGATTACAGATGCAGAGACAGCTATTATAAAGATTTTGGAAAGGCTTAAAAAGGGAGGTAAGAGACTGCTTATTACGATAGATGAGATGACAAATAGTGAGTACATGAAGGTTTTTGCCGGAGCCTTTCAGATATTTGTAAGACAGGAGCTGCCTGTATTTCTATTAGGAACAGGATTGTATGAAAATATTGATGAGCTTCAGAATGAGAAGAGCCTTACATTTTTGTACAGAGCACCTAAAATCCAGCTTAAACCATTAAATAACGCGGCAATAATCAATAAGTATAAGACTATTTTTAACATATCACCGGAGAAAGCAGCACAGATGGCGGGTCTGACCAAAGGATATCCTTTTGCATTTCAGGTTTTAGGATATCTGACGTGGAACAATGGTGGCGACTACAATGGCATTTTGGGCGAGTATGAACAGTATCTGAGCGAATTTGTATATGACAAAGTCTGGTCGGAGCTTTCTCAGAAGGATCGCATGGTTGCAAAGGGGATTGCAGATGTACAAAGCGGAAAAATAAAAGAAATCAGGGATGCAATTGGGATGGAGACAAACGAATTCAATCCGTATCGTAAGCGCCTTATAAGAAAGGGAATTGTATCGGGAGAGATACGGGGATATGTGTATTTTACGCTGCCGCTTTTTGAGGAATATGTGATTGAAAATTATTAAAATGAGCACTGGTTCAGCAGATCATAATAAGGAGTCAAAATGAAAGCGTATTATCATCTACCGGGATTGTTTGAATTTTATGAATTATACAAAGAATTTCTCCCACTGTACCGCAAGCACCGGGAATATTTCTATGACTGGTGCGACATAGGCTCAATATACGGTGCACCGGCAGACTGCATATGGGGCGGAGGCCGCGTCGGTTTTGGTGAGCACGATTCGAAGGAAGTGCTTAAGCTGATGCAGGAATATGGGATATCCGCGAGACTTACCTTTAGCAATTCATTGCTTACTAAGGAGCATCTTCCTGACAAAAAATGTAACGAACTGTGCAGGATATTTGATATAGGCAGAGATAATGAGCGAAGCAGGGGCTTTGGAAACGGCATAATCATCTACTCAGATATTCTGCTTGATTACATAAAAGAAAACTATCCTGACTTTTATTTTGTGTCTTCAACCACAAAGGTTCTGACGGATTTTTGTGAATTTGAAAATGAGCTAAACAGAGAGGAATTTCGCTATGTGGTACCGGATTTCAGGTTGAACAAATCATTTGATAAACTGAAAGCATTATCACAGCATCAAAAGGAAAAAGTAGAATTTTTGTGCAATGAGTGCTGCTGGTTTGGCTGCATGGACAGGAAGAAATGCTACGAGACGGTTAGCCGCAAAAATCTGGGCGAGGATTGCCCGGAGCATTATTGTACTGCACCTGATGTGGGGCAGGGATATCTCTTTTCAAATGCAATGGAAAATCCCGGCTTTATCGGAGTAGACGATATAAAGAACACTTATCTGCCGATGGGCTTTAGCAATTTTAAAATAGAGGGAAGAGGGCTTGGAAGTGCTATGATACTTGAATTTCTGCTCTACTATATGACGAAACCACAGTATCAGATACATGTCAGAGAGCACATTTATCTCGATAATATGCTGGATTTATTTTGAAATATAAAAACTATACATTAACGACAATAGAAAGCGTGATTTTCAAAAATGAATATTAGAAGAGCACAGGAAAAAGACATACCAAGACTTATTGAATTATTAGAGCAGGTGCTTTTGATCCATGCCGATATCAGACCGGATATTTTTATCCCGGGGACGACAAAATATACAAATGAAGAGCTTGCAGAAATGATAAAGGACGATACAAAGCCGATATATGTTGCGGCAGATGATGACGATGTATGCATGGGATATGCATTCTGTCAGATAAGACAGCAGCCGTTTTCCAACAATATGGTGCCGTTTACATCACTTTTCATAGATGATCTGTGTGTAGATGCAAAGACCAGAGGAGCGCATATCGGAGAGCAGCTTTTTGAATATGTCAAGAATGAGGCAAAGCATCTCGGCTGCTACGAGGTCACGCTCAATGTATGGAGCGGTAACACATATGCTGAGAAATTTTATGAGAAGATGGGGCTTAAGACAAAGGAACGCCAGATGGAGTATATTTTATAGAAAACCAGAATGCCGACTAATCTAAATTAAGACTTTAGATTAGTCGGTGTTTTTGATTGATTACACATCTAATAACAACTATAATCATGCATTAGACAGCACATTAGAGTCAGACCGACTTTTGACGGATGCGGTTAAGTTTTGCATGCCGTATAAGGATGAAATCAGGCGAATTGCAGGTGTAGCCGCAGAAGAGGAAAATGAGGTATTTAAGAAAAGAGCGCAGAGTATCTTGAAGTTGATAGAGTAGAATAAAAGGCTTGTGATATGAAAGCCAGGATATTATTATGCCACATAAAAGCTCGTTGTGATTTAATGCATAATATTATTTGAAAAATGTGCAGATACTGATTGAGTATCTGCACATTTTTTGATAAAATATATGCAGATAACAGGAGGACAATATGCATATATTTGACTATTCTTTTTTAAATGAGGGCTTATTACCGGCTGAGATAGTTAATCTTACAGCAACAATTACTGCATTTAATGCTATATCAGATACGCGAAAGGAAAGCAATAAAAGTATATATACTGAGCTGGAAAAGATTGCAAGAGTACAATCTGTTAAAGGTTCTAATGCGATAGAGGGTATCGTTACAACAGACGCACGTATAAAGCAGATTGTTGACGGTGACAGTGCTCCTCTTAATCATGATGAGCGTGAGATCGCAGGGTATAGGGATGCACTGGATGAGATACATTCTAAGCATGATCAGATGTCATTTAGTGAAAATATGATTCTGCATATACATGAAACTATGACAAATCTTGCAGGATATGAGCTGTCAGGAAAATACAAAACGGAAGACAATCTGATAATGGAGATTGATGAAAGAGGAAAGCGTAGAGTTCGCTTTACACCGGTTTCTGCGGCAGATACAGGCGAAGCAATGCAGCAGCTTGTACTTGCATATATGGATGCAAGGGATAACCCAAAAATAAACAAATTGTTACTGATTCCATGTGTGATATTGGATTTTTTATGTATTCATCCGTTTTCGGATGGTAATGGCAGAGTATCCAGATTATTATCATTGTTTTTACTTTATAAAAGTGGATATGATGTTGGAAAATATGTATCTTTTGAGGAACAAATCAATGAGTCAAAGGATTTTTACTACGAGGCATTGCAGGAGTCATCTATAGGATGGCATACAAATGAGAATTCATATTTTGAATATATGAAAAATTTTCTGTCTATGCTCTATAAATGTTACAAAGAATTGGACAAAAGATTTTCTACTGTAAATGGGAAAAAACTTAAAAAAACAGAAAGAGTTGAGCAGACAGTTTTAAACAGTGTGCTTCCTGTGTCAAAAGCAGAAATCTGTGATATCCTTCCTGATGTGAGTCCGTCTACAGTAGAAGCAGTGCTTGGGAAAATGGTAAAAACAGGTTCTGTTGTGAAATTGGGGCAGGCAAGGGCAACGAAATATGTCAATGCAAAATATATCAAATAATGGGGGAATATGTTTTATGCAGAATGTCATTAAATATGGTTTTTGAAAATAATTAAATGTATATAATTAGAAAAACGGCTAACTTGAAAAAGTAAATTCCAGTGCAGAAGTAAATTCCACACTCATTTAAAAGTTCTTGATTTTCTAAGAGTTTTATAAGCTCAAAACGCTTATTTCTGTTATAATAGGAGTAACTTCTTGGAAAAAACTGATTTGATGGTATGACAAACGGACCACTGGAAGGTAGTGTGCGAGACTAAATTCCACCGGTCATGTGAGGAAAATGTGAAAGTTTAATTTCCAGTCCGACAGCAGATTTCTAAGTGGTTGTTAATGGTTGAAGCGAATCAGCTTAGGCGTTAGATTGACCAAATCAGGGTCAATGCGCTTAAGCTGAAATGCGTTTAGGGTTTCTTTTCCGAGTGTCTCTAATGCGGCGTCAT